GGGAAAATCTTCCCAATGGGGGTCGTGGGTGTGCGTGTGCGCTCAAAAAAAGTAGGGGTCATACGATCGCGCTTACCACTATTGCATTTAATACAAGCTGCGACCATATTGGTAGCTTCATCAGTTCCACCTTTGCTAATGGGTATTAGGTGATCGACTGTGTTGGCTTCTTGTCCGCAGTAATGGCAAGTGAAGTAATCGCGTTCCAATACCAACTTACGAACTCTTTGATAATAGGCTGAGTTATATCTCTTGTGAGTCAATGCCAGCCCTTCGTTTCAAAGTGTTGTAATGCTTTGCAACTGTCATCGTATCTGTGACGTATGTATTTGATAGATGCTTTTATCTGACCTTGAGGTGATAGGTCTCGATACCAGGTGGATCGCATTTGGCCCAGCCCATAGTGAGAACCATTCTTAGCCTTTGGATTCCATCGAGACTCGTAATGTATGAGCCAATTAAAACATTGAAATTCATCCCAGCTAAGAAGGTTATATGCATATAGTTTTAGATTCATATTGTTAGATGCTTTTGATGGCGTTTGATTTATTATTGTTATCAGAGCTGTTATTAACGTCGTAGCCATCAGGCGAAGACAAAAGGCCCCCCTCGATCTCCGCTTAAGGGCCAGCTCTGCGCCCGCGCTTCGGCGAGAGTATACTGCGCTTGTCAAGTAACGTAACATAACCGCAGGTCAAAGGCTTACTAGCCTTCTAACTCCAATACTTTATGCAGATTTATCTCATTAGCCGCATCCCATCCGATAATGGCATTACGCAGCTTTTCTCTACCTTCGCCGTGAAATTTAGTCGTTAGATAAGGCTCTGATTCGCTACCTTCTAACCAATCAACTGGCTCACCATTCGGATCAATCACTAACTCATCAACATAATTGAATTTATCCAATATCGTATCGACCGACGACTCTCTTACCTGTTCAACTATTTCACTAGGGCAATTGGCTTTCACCCATTCAACGAACTTTCTATCCGATTTAATAACCCACTTAAATTTCGGCTTAGTTGTTGTTATGTATGCGATTACCTCATCGCCTAATTCAGCCTTTACTCGATCAGCTCCTAAACTGTCCATCTCGGTTTTGAGTTCGGCTCGTAACTCGTCCTTGAGGCGCTTTGCTTGGTCAGCCAGGAGGCTAATTGCCGCTAGCTTCAGACTCAGGTCTTTGATTGTCATTCTGCTCCCTTATTTTCGCTCGTCTCAATCTGGTTTCTAATGAACTTAAGGATATGCCCATATCTCGGGCTATAAACTCCTTATCGAAGCCCCATTCAAGCATCTGCCGGATATATTTGATTGAGTGGATTCTTCGCCTTATTTCTCCTTGCTCGCCCATCCGTCTCCTTTGAAGTGGGTCGGTGTTGGCGTCCATACTCGCCACATCCTCACTCCACAATTCTGACAGATTACTTCTTTTGGGGAATCAAAGCCAAGTGCGACATCCGTAATGGCTTCACATTTATCGCACTTGAACTCATATATCGGCATCTATAAACCTCTCAAGTGTGGCGTTGCCGTTCCAATAGCGTTCTTTAATACGCTCTTGCCCATCAGCTATCCGGCAGATTCGGCACTTAGCGTTCTTCATCTTGTAATTGCCACATTGGTTGCAGCGGCCTATCTCATCCTCTCGATTAATCACTCGATCTACTGGATCAAATAGGCGCTGCTCGAAGCAATTCTGACATTCCATTAACCAAACTTCATCGCCTTCGGTTATCTCGCTATCGTATTTAGTGATGAAGCTGTGGACTGTCACCTTTTTGCAAGGCCCACACTTGAAAGGGTGTGCTTCTTTCACTTTTGAAACACCCATTTGCCATCTGATCCAATTCTCATCCATTTAGCTGGATGCCCGGATTTCGGTCTTGGGCATACATAACCGCGATATTCTTTGCCTTCTTTGTTGCCTTGTTTAAGCACCATCGGGCCACAGCCATCGTTGCATAATGGCAATTCATCAACTACTTCCGCACCGAGTTCTTCTGCGATAGCCGTAACATCCCAGACAATCGGTTCAGGGTCGTTTGGTCTTGTCTCTTTGATAAATTCGGCGAGTTCAGGCTTGGTCGTCTGAATTGGTTTCTTTGGGCTAGGGCTTGGCTTTGCAAAATATCCAGCGAGATTAAGAGCTCGTCCAAGAGAGCCAGTTTCCGCAAGTTCCAAAGCATATTGTTTTGATTTTGATTCCGAACTAAGTCCGGTTGTCCAAGCCGCAGCATCCGCTTCAGTCCGATAAAGCTCGCACTTAACAATATAGACATCACAGTTAGGCGTAAGCGATTCCTCAAGGACGTGAGTTTTAATGCGATAATCTGGATATTCATTTATAAACTCTTTCAATCGATCCTGCACCGATACATAATCATCAAGGTAATTCGACATTCAATTTTTCCCGTCCGGCGAACTCATCGATCGCCATCTCTAGTTGTTCTTTCAAAGTCCAGAACATTCCATCTGGCCAGTTTTGCACCTCATCGGCGCAAGGTTGGCAATAGAACCGCACTTGAGCCTTTCGGATAGGGGTTTCACTTTGCACTTTCCATACAGCTGGCGTTTGCGCTTTTAAGTGCCAAGTGCCATCTTTCATCTGTCCGTAGCGACTTTTACAAATATCGCACCATTGGTGCTGATTATGATTGCGAGTCAAACTCAACGTCATCCCAATCTTCTGGTGTAGAAAATCGGCAGAAACCCAAGATAGTGGAGTATCCAATGAGATCGAGATACGAATCTTCGCGCTCTGGACTTTCCACCATTCTGCTGAGTTTTGTCGCGATAAAGATGAGCGCCACGTCAGCTGGGTCTCTGAGCTGAACACCGAGCAGCCTCGCGATTTTGTAAATGCGTAGAAGATTGAATCTCGGATCACCATATTCGAGCCCCCTGTCTTCGAGGGTGTTACCAGCGTCCGAGAGCCAGTCACTTAACGATCTCTCTGACATTTATAGTGCTCCGTCCTCTTTTGTATCCTTCATTAAAGGCTTTGGCTTTAGCCGATTCGATAGCAGCAGAAATCCATAAAGCGCCTACAAATAAACCAATGCAAATCATTACGATTTGTTCAGCTGTAAAGTTATTGGACATCAGCGTTCACCCCGAATCGGTCTAGCCAATAGGCTGAGATTTCATCGCGGCTTAACCGCCCTCTAACTGATTTTCTACCTAGCGATTCAATTGCATATCTGCGAATGATTTGGCCTTTAACGTAATTCTTACCATCAGACCAAGCGCCAGAAGTAGAATCAAATCGAATTACTGCTGGATTATTTATCACTTACTCTCCCGTTCTGTAACCCTTAAATGGATTTACGGGATAAATGTATTTAATTAAATCTATTTAGACAAGTAAGAGCTCGGAGTGTTGAACATCGAGGAAGCCACAAAGCTTTTCAACCTTGCCACTATTGACGAAGTCGGTCTTATCTGGAAGGGCCTTTAATTGCCACTCAGGTTCGTTTATAGCCCCTAAATCGAACTGATAGACCCCTTGTGGGGTGGAGTTGATATAAAGCGTCCTAGCGCCCGTTCTAGCCCTTATATCGGCCAAGTAATCCCACTTCTTCTTCTCAATCAAAAGTGTGGGGTAATGAGTGCGGCGGCACTTCATCTCGATATACGCATCGCGGGTAATGCCGTCAGCTCGGTCGGTTGCCGATAGTGGCGTTAAGTCCGGATAAACGGCTTTAAGCGCCTTAAACAGTTCAACCTCGCGTAGGTAAATTAGACGTCTTCCTCGCCATCTTCCCACCCGATTTTACGAATCGGATCTTGTGGGTCGATTACCCAGTCAGGCCAAGAGCTTCGATCCATAGCAAAGGCAAGAGCCAAGCCTTCATCCATCCCATTTTTACGGCAGGTTTCGTAAATCTCTTTGCAAGCAATCGCCCAGAAATCCAATTTAGTAGGCAGCTCTTTAACTGTTCGGCGAGATTTAGCGGTTTTCTTGACCGGCTTCTTAACGCGCTTTCTTGTTGCCATTAGCCCCCACCTTCTTCGATAGGGCTAATTCTAACTGAGACTCCATTTTATCAAGGCGCGACACAATAGGTATATTTTCCAATTTGATTATGTAACGAAGCCCAGCGATTAGTAAGGCGATTGATCCGAGAACGGACGCGACAAAGCCAGCGATGGTATTGGCATCCATTTACTTAACGCGGCCGTAGCGTTCGTAGTTAGGGTTAAGCCAGTTAATAATGCTAGGCAAGACTGATACTAGAGCTGCATTTGCAATTGCATCGACATCCCACCCGACTGCTAGATAAGTCGCTAGGGCTGTTGCGATGAAGGTCTTGGCCCAACTTTCCGCCATCTTCTTTAAGTCGCTCATTTCTGTCTCCTTCGAGGTCGAACCATTTGCCGTCATTGTCTCCCAAAGTTGTAAAGCTAATATGAAAATGCGAGCGGTGAGGATTAGCGCCTTTGTATTTGCGGCGCTTCCAGCCCAATATTGGACTCATAATCTTTCCGTCATAAATAATATATTTGATGCGTTTATCACCGCGCTTGGCACATTTACGAATTTTCTCGACCAATGCATAAGTTTCTTCAGGATGCGCGTTGAGGTTGGCGTCTATATCTAAAGCTCTAACGATTCCATTTCTCGGGATATGATCCGAAAAAGGATTTGTTGCGTAATGGCGAGCATCAGCCGCAACGCCATCGCTGCGCCTATCGCGATCAGGATAATCATCATCGATTTGCTCCCGAAGTTGCTGACCAGCTTTGCATAATTTAGCCATTAATTTCAATCCACTTTAAACTTTTTTCATCCCAATACCATTTATCTCCTTGAGGTTTAGGCGTTGGAGCTTGCCAATCAAAGTTTTCATCGAGCGACCAAGATGGATAAGGTTTTGGCGCAATAAAAATATCTGCGACAGGATCATAAGTATAACCAACTCCTGCATATTGCTTGCGGATATTGTTATTGTATGAAGTGCGCTTGCAAACTTGACCTCTGAAATTGCCATACCAAGTTTCAGGATGTAGACCTTCTATCAATTCGTTTTCATCAATTCCTACGATAACTTCGGTTACTATATTGTTTTCTAAAAATGCGTAATGCGCCATTATGCCCAACTCACATTGCCTGTGCCAGCAGTAATAGTAGCTCTTTTATAACCGCCACTGGCTGCACTTTCTGTGCCTGTTAAACCAGCGCCAATAGTTATTGTTTTTGTGTCTGGATAACGCAAAATAACTACACCGCTTCCACCATTGCTGCCAGTATAAGCGCGATTACCACCACCACCACCACCTGTATTAGCGGTACCTGCGGTAGAATCATCAACATTTCCATTAGAAGCGTTACCACCGCCACCAGTTCCACCAGTTCCACCTTGAGAGTTTGGACCTACTCCACCACCACCGCCACCGCGAGTAATTGCACTACCTGTAATCGATGAAGATAAACCATTACCGCCATTAGTTGATTCACCTGTAGAAGCATTTGCACCAGCAGCACCAGCGCCACCGCCACCAGATCCAGCGTAACCACCAGAAGGAGTTGAAGCATCTCCACCTTTATAACCTTGCGTTGGAGAAGTTGCGTTACCACCAGTTTGCGTTACATTAAACCGCGAACTTGTTCCACCACCTGAACCACCATCTTTACCCGTAGCTTGTGTTACTCCACCACCGCCACCAGTTGAAGTTATAGTTGAAAATACAGAATCACCGCCATTAGTAGATGAACTGTATGTTCCACCTGCACCACCAGCGCCGATGGTTACTGTGTAATTTGTATTGGGCGTTAAAGTTAAGGATGACTCAGCGGAACCACCG